ATGCGTGAAAATGACGAATCACCCTGCCCCACTCTCCGCCCCGACATCATGGACCTCTTCGAGCATCCACCGGAGCCGTTGGGCCATCTGAGCTTCACGATCGACGCGATGGGCATCCCTTTGCTGATCGCGACCGTCCCTTCGGAGGATCGCGCCGACCTGGGTCTGGACCGTCCCCTCCCCATGTATCCGCAACCCGATCCCAGCCCATCGGCGGTCCTCCACCGTGTCGCGGCGAGGATGTTGAAGAGCATGAACCTGCGCCGTGCGCCGGACGATCAACTCACGGATGATGACAAAGTTTTTCCCGATTTCGCCAACCCGGAACTACTGAAGAGCGTCAACGATTTCCGCGAGGCGATGGAAGCGATCTTCTAACCCAGCGCAAACTGGAGGCGGTTGAAAAATCCTGGCCGATCGATTTTATTTGCCGTCTGCGTAATGATCGGAGGCGCGGATGGAAGACCACCTGAAGGCCGCTGCGTTGGCGGCCGATATGTCAGACGACGAACTGATGACGACCTGGGCTACGGTCACCGACCGTGCGAGCCTCACCAACGAGCAGCAGGCTGTTATGGATGAAATGATCATCCGAGGGCTGATGTCCGATGAAACGTGATCGTGACCGCGACAGCCATCAGTCCGACACCGTCTTGGCGATCGAAGCCCTCGTTCTCGCTGCCCTAATGATCGTCAGCCTGGTTAGCGGGATCGCCAGCCTGATCGACTGATACCCCATCCGGGTGATTTTGCTGCACCGCAATATCTGCTACACGATTCGAGCGACCCGAAGGTTTTGTCTTCACGACCTTCCACTGGCCCCGTCAGCGATGGCGGGGCCTTTTCGTTCAATCAGGACGCTCGGTGCCATCTGGATTGCGGCCGGTCATCATATACCACTGCTCCATCGTCGATGGGGCGCCAATCAGCGCCTCGATACCATGGCAAACGTATAATGCCGCTTCGGACTCATCGTGCGCGTCTAGGACGGCCAGACATTTTTCGAGAACCTTGCGGACTTCAGCCAGTTCATCGCAAAGGACGCGTTCGGGGAAACGCTCCATGATATGGCTCCATATCGGATCATTTTATCGACCGCGCAGGCTCTCCACATGGAATATCACCCCCAAAATGGTGGTGATTTTACTTGACCTAAGTGAAACACGAGCATCGACGTTGCGCTTCAAGAACTGAAATCCTGCCTCGCTTTAGCCAGGCAATTCGCAAACCTTGATTGCCGATTTATCTATTCGACACACAGCCGCGTTAACGATAACCCGAACCTACTTTGTTAAATGTCGCGCAATAGCAGGTAGTTAACTCAAGGGCAGGTGATCGATGAAACAGCGATTTGTGTGGGCATTGTCGGGATTCATGATCAGTGCGAGCGTTTCAGCAAGCGCGGCACCAGGCACGCAACTGGTGATGGGCGAGATGAAAGTTGCTCAGCACGCGATGAATTCCGTGACCCTGCTAAACGGCTGCGGCTTGGAGAACGACCCGGAAGTCGCTGCTGTAACGAAGCAGGTAGAGGCGTTCCTTCGCGCACATACTAACTTCCAAGGTCAATCAGCATATAACGACTATAAGGCATCGGCGGTGCTGGATATCAGCGCGAAGATGGGTCAAGCTGGTGGCAAGGCGAAAGTTTGCCCTGCCGTGAAGGAAAATAAAGCAAGGGGTGTGGCGGCGATCCAGGGTGACCTGAAGATGCTGACCACCACCCACGCCAATTCACATAAGGCGAAGTGATGCGCTCAGTTATCGCATTTGTCCTCGAAGTCGCGGCGCTTCCAATCACGATGGTTGGATATGGCCTGATAGCTTTGGGCGGGCTTGCCGTTTTTGTCGGCCTGTTCAGCCTGCTTTTTGCCCCCTTCTTTGTCTCATTGCTGATCTGGGTTGGCGGCTTGATTGCCTGCGGCATCGGAGCGGGAGCAGTCTTTGGGGTCGGCTCGGTCACCTCGAAGATCGAATATGGTCATCTCTACCCGAAGAAAAAGCGCAAATAGGGCAGCCGCCCATCAACAATGGTGGGCGGCAGTCTCACGTATCAAGACATATACAGCGCCGCTTCGGCCGCCCGACGCTTCACCAGGCCAGGCAGCACCTTGCCGCCTCCCTTGTTCCAGCGCGCGAATTCTCTAGCTGCACCAGCATAGTCGCCCGCCAGGTGCTTTTTCAGCAGCGTCGAGGATCGAAGGGCGGCTTCGCCGACGTTGAACGCGAAACTCACCATCGCATCGAACTGCCCCTGGTTCATCCGTCCGCCCAGACGATTGACCGCACCTTCGAAGCGCTGAAGGTCGGTCGCGAGAAGTTGCTGGGATCGTTCGCGGGTGATCGTGAGGCCTGGTTTCACGTCAGGGCCAGTGTGACCCACGCCGATCGTGAGGATGCCTGCCGGACAGAGATAGGCTTGAAGGCGTTCGCCTTCGAATCGAGTGATAAGCGCCCGACCAGCGGGCGACGTTTTCAGGAGTTCATTCTAATATTTATGACGCAGGCGTAGCGATTGCTTTACCAGAGCGCGGTATGTCGTCGGGATGCGACACTCTCCTATGATCGTTGTCGGCGCGCTCGCTGCCGGATTGGTTGGCGGGACGATGCTCCCGCGCGTCGGCCAAGCCCCTGTCGAAGCGGAAGTGCCTGACGAAAGCTGGACGCCTCGCAACACTATCCCTCACGATAGCCCGATGACGGCGGATGAACTCGATCAGCAGCAACCGTCTTCGTCATCCGGTGGCGTCGCCCCTCCAACCAATCCCGCACCACCAGCCGAAACCGACGGTTCGACCTGGTCATATAGAAACTGCAAGGAAGCCCGCGCGGCAGGTGCTGCCCCGATCTATCGTGGCCAACCAGGATTTGGGGATCATATGGACGGAGACGGCGACGGCATCGCATGCGAGCCGTATCACCCGCGATAAGGCGATGGTTCGCTACCGACCAGATGCGCGCGCCTGGTCATCGTGATCGTGTTGATGCTGATTGACCCTATCGCTCGCTCCGCTAGGCTGCGGACGATCCCGGCCACAAACACCCCTGATATTCCCCCCGAATATGGTGGGCCGGGATCAACCCACTTGGGGACCAAATTCAGACGGTCTGTAAGCGACCAGAAGTTGCCATCAGATGGGCAGTCGCTAATCAGCCATTGCGGACATATTCAATCATTGTGATAATGGCACCGCAATTATTTGGGCGGCGCGATCAGGAGGCCTCGTTGGCACAAGAAAGCTATTTCGACCGGACACCTGAGCAAAACTATTCGCTATTTTTGAACGCACTGGCTGGGATCGAAGACGATGCCGAGATCGAAGGTTACTCGCAGGAAGGTATTCGCCTCCTGCGCGAAGCTCTTGAGGAATTTCGGTCAGAGTATCGCATCCGGCATCACAATTAGCGGGCCGGAGAGCAGACCGGGCGCAAACGACCATTTTTAGTTGTTCCCCATTGCCCCGCCACTATCCGCTTGCGGACATTCGAGATGGCAGCCAAGTTCACCAAATGAGCGAATAGCTAGAGCATCAGTCAGTGAAAACGCCGGAGTGACACCTTGAACTATTTTGGCATCGCGATGTCAGCAGTTTGCACCATTGGCGTAATTTGGAGTCTCGCCACTGACACGGTGCCCGCTCGCTGGCCAATGCCATCCATTAGGCGGCAAGACAATCCAGGAATGTATTGGTTTTTCGTAACCGGTTACGGATTAGGCAGTATCTGCGGAATCGTCATTGCCGTCAGCAACGTCTGATGGGAATTATGTGAATGTATGACACCGCAAATATGAGGCGTAACGCTGACTGCTTACGAACCGATTTGCGCTGCAAGCAGACAGTCCCTTTACCACCCATCCCGGCTATTCGCGCGGGATGTCGTGGCCATATCGGAACAGATGGTAATAGCGGATGGAGAACCACCCGATCGCCATGGCTGTGCTGATGCAAGCTAGGATCGGCGCAATCTGCCCGGCATAGACGGCGAGCGTGGTAAAGATAGTGCCGACGCCCGCTGCTGCATCGACAGCAGTGCGACCATCGATCACAGCAGGAGGCCCATCACGCTGAAAATCGTCAGCGCAGCTTCCACCACGCCAGGATCAACAGCGCACCCGACCGCCAGCAGGAGGACAGAAGCCGCAGCAGCGAGCTTCTTTTTGTGCGCGCCGACGACCCCGGCAATTTTTCTAAGCGTTTCCATCGCCTATTTAGGCAATCGAGCGGCGTTCCTCCTTCAAAGCGGTGGCTTGAAAGGAGGATTGTTGGTGGTCTGGTTGTATTGGAACCAGGTCCGCCCTGCATCCTGCGCGCCCTTCGCGGTTTCAGAATCGATCTTGCTTTGGCGATATGCGAGTGCGGCAGTTTCAGCGGCCACCAGGTCAGATGCAGTCCTACCCATGTCGAGCAAAAGGGACGGCCCAGCCAGCAATTGGTCCATTGCCTGGCCGTCGCGCCCATAAACATTTGCGCCGTCCATCGACCGGAAACTATCCCAGCTTGGCGATTTCCCGTCCCCTTGGGCCGTGACGATCTGACCGAATGACTGTGGCAAAGCCGATGCCTCCCCTTGCGCAGCCTCGATCTGTTCAGGACGCCAAATCGGAGTGGTGTAATCGAGGTTGTCGAGCGCGTTGACCAACATGCCTTCGTTGATACGGCCCACAATGCGCTTCTGCTGCGCGGTGATCAGCCAGTTGACCACTGCCTCAGCCTTCGGCGACGCGGCACGGAGAGCGTCATTGAACCCGAGCTTCTCCGCGACGTGCAGGGCTGACATCCAATAGCCAGCCATAAAATCGTGCTGCCAGACGCCGTAGGTGCCATCGTAAAGGCAGGGACCGAACCTCGCGGTCGCCGCGTAGATCGCATCGTTGGGGCCGTTCAATGTGGTGGGCGGGTTCAGATAACCCGGCGTCGAGGCGTAATAGTTGTCGTAGAACGTCTCAAAATCGAAGACGACCCAATCCAGCACCTCTGCCCGCGAGTAGAGGCGTTGCGAATTCCGCGAGGCCGTTTTCCACATCAAAGCCGCATGGATGAACTTCCAGGCCGGACCACGCTGCGCAGGGTTGCCAGCCTCGCCCCAGGGCGACGCGAGAATATTGTTCATATACAGCCGAATCTGGTCGCTGAACTTGTGGCCGAGCATCGCGAATTCGGGCGACTGAAACAGCAGCGAGCCCCAATGCGGAAACTGATGGCCATGTGCGTCATCGATCATGTTCGTCCCGAAGACCGGCTTGGACGACGACACACCTGCAAACGGAACCTGGACCCGCAGCGGGTTGTGGCCGCTGGCCCATTCATACAATCGGCCACCCTGCACATAATATGCTTGATCTGCGGGCGTGCTTCCTTCGCCCCCGCCATAATAGTGGTTGCGCATCGTGACGTTGCGGCGCGCGTTGCCTTTGAACAGGGGGGTCAATCGGCCATTCTCGAAGCAATGATAGGGATCGCTCGCGTATCCGGTGAGATAGTCGAGCGCGATTTCCTTCATGTCCCGATTGTCATGCGGGCGCTTCACGGTGACATCGCGAGCGTATCGGGCGACCGGTTCGGCCATGGCCTGGCGATCGTCACGCGTGCCGCCTGGGCCGGTGATGGGCGAACGCCCCGCTTGATTGAACGGCGTATATTTCAGCCACACCCCAGCGTTTGGCGTGATGGAAATTTGATCGGTGCCGACCTTCCAGGGATTGAGTGAATTCGCACCCGCCTGGATCATTTCGTTGTAGGTGCTGCTCTCCCACGGCATCCAGCGATAGTTCGCGAAGCCGTTCGACTGCCCATCGTTGCCCGCCGACCCTTCATAGACGCGGAGATCAAACCCGTTGACGCTGTAGCCGGTCTGCGACGCAAAGGGCACCGCAAGATCATAGGTGGGGACATTGCGCCAGACGAACTCCTGCGAATAGGCCACGGGATCGTGCGAACGCCAGATGACACCAGACCGCACGGTGCCCTTCGGATACCAACGGTTATCAGCCGTGATCATCGCCACGCCGCGACCGTCATACTGCCCTTCCCAAATCGCAGGCGTGGCAGTCGTGTTAAGAGGCTGGCCGTTGAGCTGCTCGATCCGGGCCAACAAGGTGCCCATAGCGTCATAGATCATCCATTTGTGCGGGACCATGTAGCTGTCTTTGTTCGTCGGATCGCCGAACGGATTAGCGGGCATGGTCGCGCTGTCCCAATCGTAGCCGAACTGGAACTGGACATAATTGCCCATCCGAATGCCTTCACAATAATAGCTGATGCCGCCGATGGTCGGCACCGCCCCCTGCGGGAGAACTTCCATCCAGGAAGGCTGTGATCCGAACAGTGTCACATCTTCAAACCGGCAATTCTGCGCGGCTGGCTTGGTCATGATCAATTCGTTCGGATGCGCGACGCCAACGCCGCTGGACCAATCTTCCAGGACCGCCTTGTAGGCGCGACCAGCGGGAATTTGCATCGGCCCCACAACCACGGTCAGATCGGTGGTCTGCGGACCACTAGCCGTATTAGCAGTATAGGTCACATGCCGTTCGGGCACAGCAGCGGTGTAACCAGACGCGTCAACAACCAGCGCCTCAAGATCGGATGCTTGGATCGGCCCGGAAACTACAGCTTCATAGGTCGAAGCGACGCCAGGACGGTCAAAGTCGATCGTCACATACTCAACCTCCAAACCATCGACCGAATCGTTGGTATTGCTCGCCGTGGCGTTGACCTCGAACGGCACGGTGTTCGAAATGCGCGGCTTAACATTGGCGGGTTTCGCCGCGCCAACCTGAACCCCATCGAGATAGAATTTAACGGTCCCGCCGACGCCACCGACATTGTCGATATACTCGACTTCATAAAGCTGCATGACCCCATCCCCGCGATGGCGACGAGGGTCTTCGTCGCTAATAATATATTCTTCCGAGCCGCCGCGCCCGAGGGTCACGACCATGTTCTGACCCGACCAGTGCGGACGAAGCTGAATTTGCCCGAAACCATACTGATAGAGGGCAGCCAAAATCGGATAGTTGTCGCCGGTGATGGCTGCTTTGATACCGATTTTGATACGCGGCGGCGTTTCGCTAGTCGCTTCATCAGCAACCTGACCAAACTCCAACCCAAGCGGCTGGGATTGCAGATATGCATGACGATTGAGGATCAGATGTCCATTTTGGAAATCGGTCGTCCCGTCACCGTAAATTTTCTTGTCCAGCACCGCACTGGATGACACGGCGTTACCCGCAACCGGATATGGCGAACCGCTCGCACCCGTCAGCCATTGCGACGCCACGGGGGTCGAGGTTTCCGCCTTGCGCTCGATCTTCACGGGGAAATCATTCGGGATGCTGATCGTGAATTCAGCCGTCGAGCCGCCGAGATAGATGCCGAGCGGGAAAATCGTTCCTGGAGCGCCGTAAATGGTGCCCGATCCACTGAGATCGATCGGTTCGGTCGGCACTTCGGGCTGGGGCGCGGGCGCATTCGTTGCCCCGAGGATCAGCGACAGACCAGTCAGTGAGGTCGTCGCATACAAGGCAACGCGCGCGTTGGAATTCGCGAACGGGATGGTGACCGACGCTTGCTGCGTCAGTTCAACACCAGGATCATTGGTGACCACTGGCACCATGACGTAGACGCCCGTTTGGCCTGCCAACTGCCCCGCAGCTTCGCTGAGATTGACGATCTCAAGATGTCCCACGCCTTCGGGGCCGGTCGGACCCACAGGGCCTGCGGGACCAGGAGGGCCAGCGGGGCCGGTCGATGCATCCACGAGTGGCTGGACCAAATCGAGGACGTTGTTGACTTGGCGGGAAAGCTGGTAGTTCTCGGGCTGGACAGGGATCAACGCGTAAGGAAGATCGGTCGCGGTTTCACCGGGATAGGGATCGACGAGCGTCATAGCCATTGCCCCGTCGATGGATGCGACGGGATAGTTGAGGCCTGCGATGTTGAGCAAAACACCGGCGTATCCAGTGGCCCAACTCGTTCCGGCCCCTGCTACTGTTTTCGATCCGTGGGTGACGCTGATTGAACCACCCTGTTCATAAGAGAATTCCATCTCCTATTTATCGATCAGTAGCCGAAGGCCATCCAATCGAAGCCGTCCAATCTCTGCTGATTGCCGGTGGCGGCCTGACAATAGAAGCTCGCCCCGGTGAGCGACCGCGTTGCAGTTGTCTGAATCCAAAGGTCGCGGTAATTGTTTGCCGTCGCGATATAGGGCGTCGCGGTCAGGCTCATCAGCGCCGTCGTGAAGGGCGTCGGGAACGTCACCGGAATAATCTGCTCGTCATTGATCGCCATGCGGACCTGGCCCCACATGATGATCAAACCGCCAGGCAAAACCTGGTAGCCACCGAACGCATTCTGTAGCGACTGCCGGTTGATGAACTCGAAATCGATCGTGCCCGCCTTGAGCTTATCGACTTCAACGTTCGTCATTTTCACGCCATCGCCGTCGGCATAGAAAACCTGACGAGGTGCGACGCCTGGGGTGTAAATCCTGAAGGCGTCGGTCATGAACGCGGTGTCCACAACCCCGTTTTGGTTGGCCACACCAAACCCGCCTAACACTCTGGTTCCATCGGCAAGTGTGGATTGCACCTTGACTGTGTATTGAGCGTTTAGGTTGTCTAACGCGTCTGTGGCGGTGCTGGCCTCTATTTCAATTGCAGCTATGCGATCCCCATAGGTGGATTCGATCGTCTGGATGGCGCTTGCTCGCGCTTCGGTCTCATCTGCGACAGCCTCTTCCACCGTGCGTATGGCGGCCGAACGATCAGCGACTTCATCATCGATGCGAACCCCAAGCGCATCAACCCGCCTGGCCATCGCGCCATCTTTGTCGATGGTCAGTTGTCGCGAATCCAATATCTCGCCCGATAGGTCTTCCGACAAAGTGGACATCCGACCAGACATCTCGTCCAAATCTCTCGCAACCGCATCGACGGCGGTCGTGCGCGCGATCCTTTCTTCATTGATCGACGCGTTCACATCTTCGCCGAAATTCGCGATCTGCGCGGTGATGCTTTCAGCCAGAGCTTCATCGGCGTCCGCAATGGTCCGGTTGATTTCCAGGAAACCGGATTCGATCCGATCTTCGCTGTTCTCGACGCGAGTGGTCAACTGTGTGACCTGCTCTGCTACCAGCGCGCCATCGTCTTCAATGCGTGTGGCCAGGGATTGGATTGCGATCAGGTTCTGCTCGTGCAATGCCACGGTCGCCTTCGCCTGCACCGCTGCCCCCTGGATATGGAGCGCTGACAGACGCTCGATCGGCTCTTGCAGCAAGGGGCGCACCAGTTCTGGCAGCTTGCGCCGCACATTTTCGACATTGTCCGTTGCGCCATCCGCCTTGTCATTAGCCTGATCGGCCTTCTGACCAGCGGCTTCGGCCTTCGCCGCAGCATCAGCGGCAGCAGCGCGCGCCTCTTCGTCAGTGATATCCAGGAGCAGCGGGGAAATCTGATCGTCGCTATGGACGGTCCAACTGCGATCGTGACCGACTTTCACGCGATACGCGGGTGGCGCCGACGCAAGCTGGCTGTAGGTTTCCACGAGCGGTTCGGCGGTGCGGTCGCCCCGCAATTCTCCTGCGGTGCCCTCGCCATAAAAATCACCGGCGATCCACCGGCCAGACTGATCGGGCAGCAGGTAACCACCAGCCTGACGCATGGCTTCGCGGACCTGGTCACCAACGCTGACCTGGCTATCGACATAGAGAGACCAGGCCTGTGTGAAGGGTGCGAAGGTCGAGGCATCGATTTCATCGGCAGTGACGCGGGTGGACAGGAGGTGGCGGACGATCTCGCCGACCGTCAGAAGAGGCGATCCATTAACCGTGGCGCCGATGACATCAGCGGTGATCAGGCCGGACGGTTGACCACCAAGGCGATAAAGACCCTGCGCGGGGCAATGCGCCCACTGGCCGGGCTGAAGGTCGAGACCGATCAGCGCGCCATAGCTATCCACCGTGGCGGATGGCCCCGAAGCGACCGGCCAGGCGTTTTCATAGACACCCTGCACACCACCGGTCGGCCCATAGGCGTGATACTGGTAGACCCAATAATTCTCGCTGATCAGGACGCCGCTGATGTTCTTGGCCTCGCCAGAACACCACGGTTTCAGCGAACCCTTTATTTCGGGATCGCCATTCAGGGCGCCTTCGCCGGTATAGCTTGCGGATAGGAGGTCTTTTGCGAGCTTGGCATCGGGACCGGCCAGCCCCAGGGTGCATTCCAGGCCGTTTCGCGCCAGCGCGCCGCACGATCCGGCGAACACCTGTTCGTATTCCGAGAAATCGGCACCATCTTCGCCGATCCACATTTCCACGGGGCGGCCATCGAACGAGAGACCGGCCCAAGCCTGGTTGTCGAAATCGCTTGAGACCAAGAAGACGACATCGCCATGGCTGACGGTCGCGGGTTGGAGTTCACCGCTGGAGAAAATGGAGATGGAGCGTTCACCCCAATCCCGAATGCATGGGGTCCAGGCGTGACCGTCCAGCACGGTTCCGGCCGCCGAGGCGCCGAGGCTGGACATACGGAGGGTGGTTATCGACCCGGTCTTGGGGTCGCGAGCTTCGATCTGAACTAGGAGGTTTCGCACCTCATATTTAGCAGAATGCTATGCTACGGAAGGTGGATGACCATCACCTTGACCCTTCAGATAGCATCCACCTTTTTCGGTCTCTGCTCCGCAGCGCTGTGGGGGTATTCTGGTTATAGCGCGCTGTCATATGACCAGTTCAAACGCAGAGAAGAGCGCCGAGCAAAGCGGGAAAATAGGCAACCAAACCTTGGCGCTGCGGTGTATCAAGGGAAGGTTCTGGGGAGCGGGCGTTCAGAATTTCTAAATGCCATCGGCGCGCTGTTCGCTGCGCTTGCCGTCTTGTCGGGTGCCGCCCTGGCCTGGACGCAACCGGCATGCCCCTGCCCAGCAGAGCAGAGTTCGTCCGCAACTGGATAACTCAGGGCGCGAGCGCCCGCACCGTGAGTTCCAGATTGTGCGTGTTCCAGGCTGGATGGCGAACGGGGATGCTCTGCTGCACATGGCCGAAGACGACGGTCGTCTGATGCCTCGTCACATCTTCCAGGAAGGGGGCGAACAGGATCGGCGTCGTGATCCCGACGCGGGATAAGAATGGCGCCCATTCGGCGTGGTAGGCATCCGACGACACCCATGACATCGCGGCTTTGGTCTGCTGCACGGTCGGATAAACGTCGAACGCCGACCAGTTCGGCCCGGTGTATGATGGCGAGGAATCCACCCAGGTCGTCTCAGCATCACGGTCGATCGCATCGTGCGCGACAGCCTTCCCAATGACCAGGCGCTGCGCTTCGATATAACCGTCCAGGTGACCAGGCGCGCCAATGTCGATCCGGACGAACCGGCTAACCATCGCCGAGGGTGCGCGAATGATCGTCTTGGCCCCTGCCCCATCGACCTTCGTGCCAGACCATGCGGGGACGGCGCTGCTGTCGAATGATGGAGCGGAAACCGTGGCGGCGGCAGTCGCGGCGACGCGGACCCGAACGGTATCAAAAGACCGTAAGTTCGAACCGATCAGCGCCACCGTGTCGAACGGCGCATCGACCTGGACAACCATAGAGGCGGTTTCACCATCGACGCGCCACACCAGGCCAGGCGGATTTTTCGAGAGGTTCGATACAGGACGGTTCGCCGCAGCGTCACCGGACACCACGGTGAAGCCCAAAGGGGCGACAAGGATCGCGGTCATCCGCGCACCACCAGGGTCGTCCGCCCAGCCAGGCGCGTGACCCGCGCTTCGATCACCCGAAAGACACGGTCGGCGACATCATAGCCAGGCAGCGCCACGCGAAACAGCGGCGGATGACCGGCGAAATCATTGAGGTCGATCACTCCTTCGATCCCGATCTCGAACCCTTGGGTGACGCGCCCAGCATCCGCGAGAATTTTCGTCGCCAGCGCCTGGGCCGCAGCCTCGCCCAGGTTAGTTTCGACGATGATCTCCCGCGCCGATGGCTCAAGCCCTTGAAGCGGAAGGTCTTCACGAATTTCGTATCGATATTCATTGCGAACAAAGCTACCGCGATTGGTGATTTCCATAGCGATATTTAGACGGTTCGGGTCGTCGCCTGACCGTTGGTGTATGACGATCCGAGCGCGTTCACGAAGGCATTACCCAGCCCGCCCCTAGCGACCAGTTCACGGAGAAGAGCGTTCTGTTCGGCCGACAGCGCATTCGCTTTCGCCTGTTCGGCAAGCTGCTGATCACGCTGCTGCGCGGCGGCTGCGTTCTGCTCGACCAATCGCTGCTGGGCGGCTGCGGCTGCGTCCTGGGATGCCATCACGCGATCTTCGGTCGCGCTGATCGCGGCGGCATTGTCCGATTTGAGCATCGACAGGATCGACTGGAACTGGCCGGTCGAGCTACCATACGCCGAGCCAGCGAGGCCGAAAATCTCATTGGCGAGCGACGCGAAAGCATCATTGTCGATGCTCTGGCCGCTCGCGAGATCGGCCTGGTAACCAGCATATTCGTCCAGGCTGCTGTTCAGACGCTGGAGGACCGTCTTACCGCTGCCCTCGCCGTTCAGCGTCTTCTGAAGGGCGCGCAGAGACGATGTCTGGTCCGCGATGATCTTGTCGAGTTGGATGGTGCGGTAGCGCTCCACATTCGACAGGTCTTCAGCCGTGGCACCATATGATTTCATCTGGCTGATCAGCTTGTCGAGGCCCGAATTGACGTTGTCGATGGCGGCACCAAGCGGATCGTCATAGGCCGCCAGTTCCTTCATCATCGTTTCGTATTGGGTAGCGACGCTAAGGACCGTTTCGAAATTCGTTTCGGTCGAATTCTTCAGCGCACGATCTGCGAAGCTAGACAGTCCAGACAAGACACCTTGCTGGATCGCCAGCATCGCCGCGTATGCGACAGCGGATTCGGCATCATCACCGAAATCCGTCACGTCCGAATATTTGCCCTTCAGTTTTCCGGTTCTACCGGTCGAACTGACGCGCCAGTCGCCCTTGTATTGACCGATGGAGACACGCGGGTCGCCACTGATAACTGCGCCAAGCGCGTCGGCGATTTCCTGAACGCTACTGCCTACAGCCCCGCCTGCGGTGCTGGCATTATCGCGATAGCTGGCTTTGTTGCCATCCACTGACCCTGCGCCCAGCCCACCATTCACCAGGTCGTCGCGTTCGCTTGCTCACGCGCTCTTCTTCTCCAGACGCCCCCTGCCCCGCACCTGGTAGCCCTCCATCACGCGACCCCACGTACCCGTGAACGAGCCACGGACGCCAACGATCGGCCTACCCTTCGCGGGAGTTTTGAGCACGAGGCCAGCTGTTCGCGGCGTTTGCAGTTTTCCCGCGAATCTGCCGACATCCGCGCCGCCCTGCATCTTGCCGAGGGTTTCACCAAGCGCCTGACCGACTTCGCCATTGATGCCAAAAGCCTTACCGATTGAGCCTTGCAGGTCGTCGAGCATGGACTTGGCGCCATCCTGGAAACCCTTGCTGACATCCTTGCCCAGGAGCTTGGAGATACCGCCCAGGGGACCGGCATTGTCGAGGTCGCCCGATGCTGCGGCGGCCATGCGGTCCATCGCGCGGCCGAATTTTCCGATGGCCTTACCGAAGCTGCCACCGAATTCATCCGCCAGCGAATGAATGGTATCCGTGAATTCATAGACCCATTCGTTCTCGATCCCGGCGCGCGCCTTATCCATGCCCGCCAGGACGCTGGCTTGCACTCCCTTGCTAATTCCGGCCTTGTCGGCGCCAGCCAGGAAATCAGCGCGATCCTTCTCGATACCGACCAGGCGTTGGGCGCGATCATACTGCGGCGAATATCCGGCCGCGATGTCCTTCGCCTTCGCAATTGCAGCCGCCTGCCCCTCCAACGCGGCCTGGGTGCGGAGTGCAGTTTCAAGACGCTTCTCTTCAGTTTTCCAGGTGTCGCTGGCGAGGTCAGCCAGGGTGGCACCCGAGTTCAGCGCATCGATCCGCAGCTTGACCAGCGCGTCCTGCACCGATGCTTCCTGTTCGGTCAGGCCGACTTTCCGGCCAGCCATGATCAGGTTCGAATTCTCGATTTGACGCGCCTGATCCGCCATCGACGTGATGGATTTCCCGAGCGCGATTTCGCGCAGCTTCGATGCGATCTTGCCATCGGCGGCCAGCAGCGCGGCCTTGTCCTGGGCGGACAGCTTGTCACCATAGATACGCTGGAGATCGAGCAGCTTGGTGTGCTTTTCCGCTTCCTGCGGCAGCATCTTCGACAAGGTTACGCTATCGTCCAGGGTCTTCCAGAAAGCCTGGATGTTTTTCTGACGCTCTGCTTCGGCCTTCGCGGCATCAGCGGCGGCTTTCGCGGCATCCTTGTCCACGGCGCCGGTCGGCGTGACGCCAGGTGTTTCATTGGCGAAATCGTCAATCTTGGCGGTCTTGCCACGGCCGAGCATGCGGTCGAGAGCGCCCTGGGCGCCCTTCTGATCCGCCGCGACAGCAGCAGCGCGATCGACAATGCTGCCCATCTGCTTGGCGGAATTCGCGAAGCTCACGGTGAAGGCCGAGCCTATGTCGCCGAGGGCCGTCAGGTCACCGGATAGCAGACGCCCGACGATGCTGCCCAAGCTGGAGAACAGCTTTTTGACATCCTGGAACGCGGTCGCGAACAAGTCGGGGATCGCGCCTGCCACGAATTTCACCGACCGCAGGAGCGCGATGAACGACAGGCCCATGTCAGATACGGTCGCGGTGCTGGCGCCGGTCAACCAGGTGAACGCCTTGCCCAACCATTCACGGATACCACCGCCGACCCATTGAATGACGCTGGCGATCCCGCGAAACACGGCGCCAACCGTGTTACCAGCTACCGTGACCCACTGCCCCAGCATATTGAAACCAACGGTCAGCAGGTCGAGTAGGCCCAGGCTTTCCTTCCCGCCCCCCGTCATCGCGGTGAACATCGAGCCAAAACCACTTGCCGCTTCGGCGGCGAAATTGATGATCCCGCCCAGGACTGACCCAACCCCAGACAGCAGCGGGGTAATCGCGGCGATACCGCTGGAAATCCCATCCAGGATTTTGGTCATGCCTGACGCGAAACCACCCTCGCCAATCTTTGCGAAAAGCAGAAATATCTGGTCGCCTAGTGCGGCCATCGCGCCGCCGATGGTCTGCGCCTGGCGGTCCATCCCGCCTGCAAATTGGGTGTTACCAATGCCGATCAGATACTTCTGAATATCCGCAGCGTTGTTGCCAACCTGCGTGGTAACCCCCTGGAAAGTGAACGAAACTTTGTCACCCTCTTGTTTGGACTTAATGCCAAATTCTTTCAATCTCTCGAATTCTGAAGTGCTGGCATCGGCGACGGCTTCGACCATCTGCTCCAGCGATTTGCCCATGGCTGCGGCGGTATTGCCATACGAGGTCATCGCTTCTTCTGATGGCTTCAGGCCAAGCGCGGAGAGCTTCACGAAACCATTGACGGCTTCGTCCAATGTGAAGGGCGTCCGTTGGGCGAAGTCTGCCAGCGCATTGAATGCCAGGCCCGCCTGCTCGGTGTCGCCGATGATGGTGGTCAGGCTCGCGCGATACGCCTGCACCTGGGCAGTCGCGGACGTGACGGCAGTGCCAATCGCAACAATTGCGGCGCCTACAGCAGCGACGCCACCCGCGACAGCCAGGCCACCCAGTCCAGCGAACGACGCGCCAAGATTTCCGATCGAACCGGCTGCGCCAGTCGCGATGCCTTGCAAGCGACCGAGCATCCCGCCCAGCCCGGCTGCGTTGCTATTGGCGGCCTGGAGACGCTGGGCAAGCTGCTGGGCCGACGATCCGGTTTGGATCATCGTGCCATTCACACCAGACAGGCCGGAATTTAGGCCGTTGGCCTGGGCAACTATGGAATTCAGGGCAGCATTGACACGCTGGGCGCCAGCCTGGGCCGACTTGCTGTCAATGATGATATCGATCTGTGGGGAAGCTACAGGCTGGCTCATGCCGTATTTAGCAGAGCCAGCCCAATCGCCTTACTTGACCTTCGCCCTAGTTGCACGGTCAGCGAGGGCGGTGCGTTCATGGCCGTCGAGGGACATGACTATCGTGGAAAGCGCTGCGGCCTCATTATCGGTGAGACCGTAGTGCCGAGCATATTCCAAGATTTTCGTGATGGGGATCGCACCCAATCCCCCCATCACCATCGGCCGTTCAGTATGCAGGCGTCGAAACGCCTGCCAGTAGAAATCGGCGTATTGAGGGACTTCCTTATGGTTTTCGAGAAACCATCGCTGCGCCCGCTGCACCCTCTTTTCATTTGATGAAAGCAAGTCCTCGCCCATCACGATGCAATTCGTTGATGCGCGATAGTCGAGAACTTCGATCAGTTTTTTTCGATTTCCTCGACGGTGACAGCCTGGAAATTCAGCACATTGCTCGCGAACTGGAACACCTTTTCGGTAGCGTAATGATTTGCCAGGAAATAGGCGACAGCCTTCTCCTTAGAAAATGCGACCTGTTCGCGCTTTGCGTTCAGAACATCTTTCCAGTCGGTGATCGCAAGTTCAACAAGGAGCATCGCGTTCTGCTTGCGCTGCTCTTCTTCGGAAAGCTGGCCCACCGTGGCAACATTGTCGCCCTGCGCCAGACGCTGAGAGCGCAGCTTTGTGTGGGGTGCATCGCCCGCAATCAGCGAAACCAGGAAGCGACCATGAAGGTTGCCCGCTTCGTCGTAAACATCGAACCAGCGGCCCTTTTCAGCAATCTTGTTGTCGTAACGGATAGGGATGTAGAATTCAGACATAATAAAACCTCGCAAAAAATGTTGCGAGGTATTTATCTTAACGTGTCGAGAGGGTGACCGAAGCCACCCCCTCTACTCGAAGCGGGCGAGGTTAAGCCGTCCGAGCAATACGAATATCGCCATCCGCGTGGATTTTCGCAGTGAACGTCACGGAGACGGTCACGCTCGCACCATCCACCGACTCTTCCGGCCAGCTTGCCTGGCAGGCGGGCATCGTGATGGTGTAGCCATTGGCACCCTCGCCGATCTGGACCGTGATCGAAGTCGCGGCGTCATTGATGAACACGCGCTCCGGGTTGAAATCTTCACGATAGAATTCCATGTCGAGCGTGACGGTGCGGACGCCGCTGGTGCCAATGCCGATGGTGCTGATCGGACCAAGGGCTTCCTTGGCCTGGCGGTCATGGCTGACGGTCAGAGTCAGGGTGCGAACATCGATGTTCGGCAGCAGGGCAACCGATGCGACGATGTCCGTCGAGGCCAGCGGGAAGCTGCCATCATCTTCGACCAGTGTGATGTCGGCGGGCAATTCGAACTCGACCGGGTCGATGTAATTCATGCCGATCAGGTTGGTGGTGACGCCGACGATTTCGTTAGCGTTGGCGGTGAACGACACGTCCGAGGCCTGGAAACCAGTGTAGGCGTGATATTCGGTGACACCAGCTTCGCCGGTCGATTTCAGGATCGTGAACGACTTGTCCGTGGCACCAGCCTTCAGGACATTTCCGGCCCATTCACCGGAAAGGGCGCTCGACAGCAGAAGGTCGGTGGTCGGGGCACGCTTCAACTCGAAATCGAACGAACCGCCGCCCTGGCCACCCGTGGTGCGGACACCGCCGCTCTGACGATTGACGTGCTGGGCCTCGCTGGTAACGGTGGTCTTTTCGAAGGTCGGACCAGAGCCAGGGATATGGGCGATCTTGTATGCGATGCCCGTCGCCGGAGTAACGCCTTCGACCGTCTCTCCGATGAGGTAATAACTGATATTGCTTGCGTCAAAAGACATCTGTCTTGTAGCTCCAAATAGAATGAATTCGGAGCAGTTCGCTCCAGAGATATTTATCCGGAGCGGTGATTTGATCGTTCAGTTAGGGGCGAATGATTGCCCACCAAAGCGCGCTGACCTTGATCGAGAACCAGTTTCCTTCAGCGAGGACCGATCGTTGGAAGCCATCGAAACCAAGACGGTTTTCGCCAACGGTCCAGGCCCATCCACGGAAGATCGCTTCGCACTGGTCGGCAAGTTCCTGGGCACGATCGTCGCCCTGCGAGACTGGCACGAAGACGGACATCTCAACACGGCCGATCATCCGGTGAAGAGGATTAGCGCCGGTAGTGTGCGGGCGGCTGTCACCCGGACGGATCGCCAACCGTATCCATGGCTTGTCTAGCGGTGGCTGGACGGCGCGCTGATTGTCGCTGACGATCGTAACGCCAGCGGGCGCACGATCGTGGAAGCGAGCGCGGAGGACAAGGTTCAACAGCTTCATCGCAGGTATTTATCTTGCGGTCAGAACCGCGTGTGCCGATCCACCGCCGCTTCGATGAAGCCAGCGGGAGCCTGCTGCGAGTGGCCATCATTCAAGCGCGAGATGTATGGCACCGAGTTTTGAATGTGCTGCTGCTCGCCGATGAGATCGAGTTGCCAACCCTGCCTGGCTTGCCCTGTGTCCACAGGCGTTTCGCGCACCACGTCAGCAAAAATGTCGGCGGCGATCTTGTCGCGGACATCACGGGCCGTCTGTTCCGCATCGGCGATGATGCCGGGAATTTTCCGGAACAGGTCCGACGTATCGATCCTGATTTTCATCGAGTCTCTACCGTCGCGCGATAGATGATTTCATTGCCGTCTGGCGCCACGACATTCACCTCGATCACGCGCCATGACATCGCTTTCAAAGCGATGATATCGCCGACCTTAAATTCCGTCCTGCTGCGCGCGGTCGTTGCCTGGCTCCAAATGCCATCGGCGTTCTGCTGGCGCATCACGCCTATCACGACATCCGCGTTTATGATGTCTACACTGTCTGAATTGTATGAATTGGTGATCGGGTCGTATTCACCAGGCTGCTCGCGGCTGATAGTCGCCTGGCCACCGTATTTTCGCAGCATCCGCCCCACGGTCTCACGCGCACGATCATAAAGCGCGACGCTCACAGGCAGACCTTCACCGACTGGAAACCCGTCACAACCTTGGGCTTCAGCAGCGGCGCCAGGATGCGCGAGATCGTCGGAAAACGGTCAGCAATCACGCCCTCGCTGTATTGAACCTCCACGACGCCATCGACCTTCTCGCGGACGACCTGGGGCGTGACGATCTCGACCAGACTTTCGGAAAGGGCGACCAGGGCGAGTTCATACACGGCGCGATCATGGCGGGGATCGTCCTGAACATCATCGGGCAGGTCGTAGGTGTCGGTGATGTAATCCTGGGCGCGGATAAGGGCGGCCGATCGTGCGGCCTCCGTGGCGTCTGCCCAAGCGGTGTTGGCGCGGTCGGCGTGATAGATATTGGCGGCTTCGATCGTCATGGACATATTTAGCCGGACACGAAAAAGCCGCCCCGATCGCTCGGGACGGCTCTTCATGGCTTGGCCTTGAATTAGGCTGCGTGACGGATCGCGCGGAAGCCGATCATTTCCAGCGGAACCTTACGGCCCCACGAAGCGGCATCGCCGAGAACCGACGTTCCAGTGGCGGGGGTGATCGCCGGGGCGACCGCACCCAGATAATCGAAGCCCTGCACATGGACGACGGGCGAAATGCGCGAGTGCAGGATGTCACCGCCACCGCCGTTCGCGCCATTCGCAACGCGTTCGATTTCGGTCGGGATCGCAACGGTGCCATAGCCGAGCGCCAGAGCGCCAGAGCGCGCCAGGATCGAGGTATCGTCACCGAACACATTCGAGACGATCAGCTTCTTGCCCGCCCAGGTGTCAAAGTCAGCCTTGGTGTCCGACTTGGCGACAAAGGCGCTTTCGTTCGCGGCAATCATCTTCGCCTTGCGGAGAGGCGAGACGATCAGGGTGTCGAACTGATCAGCATAGACGCCAGCAGTGGCGGCAGCGAGCGCGACCTGAGCCAGCGAAAATTCGTCGTCAACAGCGCCGAAAGTCAGGTCAGCATCAGCAGCCAGCGCGCCCTTCAGCGACAGAGCCGCGATCTTCGACACGATACCATTCCAATAGGCGGCGATGCCTGCACTGATGCCGCCCTGGACATTGAACTGCGTCACCATGCGGGTCAGGTCGGCGGTTGCCCAGGAATAGTTGAGGTCGTGACGCAGGACGGTGAATTCGTCGGCGGTCATCTTGCCGACATCACCGGCGACGGTCAGGTCATCCGTGCTGACATTGACCTTATCGGTCGAAAGCGGATTGAGATACGGGATCGAAGCCTTGCGCGGACCACCGCTGGCGACAGCATCGACTTCAGGGCCGCGAGCGGCCAGGCCAGAGGTGATAAGCTCGTGCTTTTCAGCCATCAGTGCATTGATGGTCTGGCCCAGGATTTTTTCATTCGGAACAAGATCAGAAATCTTGGTATTCGTGATAGCCATTTAAATAATTCGCTCCAACAAAGGGGTGAAACGGCCCGAATAGTTGGAGGGCCGTGAGGCTAATCCGCCTCACGGTTATTTATGCTTTCACGTATTTTGCCGTGGATTACGGCTTGAGGTGCGGCATACCCCACTGATCAGCCAATGAATTAGCTGATGCGGGATTTGCGGTTGCGTAGTTGGCCCACGCGGTCATCTCGACAGCAGTGGTGGGAGCCTTTGACCATTCACTGGACTTCGCCGTCGAGCCGGTCGCACCAGCACCGCCATTCGCGGGAGCAGCGACGTAATTCTTGCCTGCATCACTGCCGAGATAGGAAGTGATATGATCGGCGAGCGGGACATCACCCACCATCGCCTGCCCATCCTTCACGACAGCGCCCGCCTTCATAAGGGCGCTAACGGCCTCCGACGCCCAAGGGAAAACACCCGCCTCGCCCAGCTTCGTGGAGATGGCGTTGTCGATCAGCATGGTGGCGAGCGTCTTGTCGCGCGTGTCGATGGTGTCCTGGAGTTTCTTCAGCTTCGCATCGTAGCTACGGCGAACGTCCTCTACGCTGTTGGACTTTTCGGCCGCATCATGTTCGGCCTGTTCGGCAGCATCCTTGGCCGCCTGCGCTTCATCCTTGAGCGCTTTGTTCACCGAATGGAGTTCGGAAACCTTATCTTTCAGACCCTTGGTGGCCTTATCAACAGCGGCATCGATTGCCGCCTGCATTTCGTCGTCAGTCATTGATCCTTTCTCTTCCTAGATTTGAATGGACTGCCCCCTGGGGGCGTATGCGACTTGCCTAGCTCGTCGCCGTCCGTATTTATCTAGGAAGAAGGATCAGGCGTCTTCGGCGAGATCGTCCAGGTCGATGTCGCCTTCGTAATCGGGACGCATAACAATGGCTTCGACAGCGGACATGACCGTGCCGCGCGCGATCCAATGCTCGTCGATTGGCACATCCAGCAGCGCCATTTCGATATCATGAATGTCGGCGGCCATCAGCTTCGCCCCCTTCGCCGCGACGATCTCAAAAGCATCAGGCATCAAGCAATTCCTCGATCAGCGCGATGATCGCCGGATCGACCAGGTCGGTGCGTCCCATCATGTATGCGCTGAAATTCTCTGCGAACCATTCGTAAGCATTCTCCATGGCGTATTTACTCAACTGGCGAGACATGTCCGCCGACCGCTTCATGACGACCAACCGTCTTTCGAGCGGAGGATCACCATGGGTGCGGCGAGGACCAGCCTTGCTACGCATCTGATGAACGTGATGCGCAAATTCATGGTATAGCACGGCCCGCGCCTGGTCGGCGATATCTTCGTAATAATCGACCGAGTTGAACGGTCGGGCCTGCGGATTGTCGCCAGGCTTCCAGGTCGAGACGCTGCGCTTGGCGGTCTTTCGCTGATCCTGGCGCGCTTTGTAATGCTTCTTCGAGAGGGCGTTGTATTCTTTGATCAGCACCTTCTGTTCGTCGATCACCGCGAAGACACGCGGATCACTGCCGTCCTTCGGTAGGGTCCGATACTCTTCTTTCAGCACGTTCAACTTCCGTCCAAGTTCGGCGATCCGATCACCCATTTCCGCGATATTCTTGGCGGCAGCTTCGGCCAATGCTGCGGAGGATCGACCACCGATTTCCGCCGCATACGCGTTGAAGAAAGTCGGGTTGATGTTCATCAGGCCGTCGCCCATCGACGCGATCGACGATGCCGTGGAGGTCTTGAAAGCACGAAGGCGCGGGATGCGGAAAGCATCAGCCAGGGCGTCCAACTCCGGGGTCATCGCCGCGATCATGCTGACCGCTTCGTCAGAGAATGCGGCCGAGAATTTCGCCTTGCCGAAATCATCGGTTTTCACGCCGCGAAATTCCGGTCGCGGATCGTAGCGGAAATCACCAGCATTGTCGGCTAGCGCTTCGGACATGCGCTTCTGGACGATTGCGCGCTTCTCGACCTGGATATCACGAGTGGCAATCGGCGTGGGGCGGCGAAAGCGCGCCGGTGCCGCAGGAGGGGTCGGAACGTCATTCTCGCCCATCCCGTCCATGGCGCGGAGTTCGGCCAGAGACTTATATTCGCCATTGGTCCGAAACAGGTCACGGAAGCTGACCCGCCCCTCTCGGAACATCCGCGCACGTTCAGCACCAAAAACCTGTTCCTGGCGCGCCTGCCCCTGGCGGCCGATCCATTCCTCAAAGTTGCTCTTCCCGGCGACTTGGCCATCCATGCTGGCGCGCTTTTCGGCCGTGACTTCATCGCGGTCGATGCCCATTTCCTTGAAGGATTTGGTCACCGGGATCAGAACGCTGCGGCATCGCGGATGAGCGGGCGTCTTGGGATGATCGGAATCCACCGGCCAGGACTGACCATCACGGGACTGGCAGACCGGCGACGTGCGGCTGTCGAGCGTGGAAAGCCACTGCACCTGTTTGATGATATGACTGTTGGCCTTGTAGACTTCCCCGCGCGCATTTGAGGCCACGGTCGCGCTGGCGGTCAGCACCATGGTCTGTGCGCTATGACGGCTCTTTTGTAGGATGCCGTCCGTGAATTGGGCGTCCTTCGATCCACGGATGCGCCGGACGATCTGGTCGGTAGTTTCACCGCCGACCAGACCCAGGCGGATCGCCTGTTCGACACGTCTCTGTCGCGCGGCAGACATTGCATCCGTCCACGACGATAGGAGATGACCGTCGATCGGCGAGCGCTCGACCAATTGGCGCAGATATTGGGCGGTCGGAAGATTGAGATCGCTGATGCCAGTCGCGCTGGAAAGGCCGGTTGAAGCCCATTCGGCTTCATATTCGGCGAGATCGGCGAGGTCGGCCTTCAGACCCTTTCCGACTTTCGAATAGACCGTGTCATTGATGCTGCGGATTTCCACCAGCAGGCCGTTCAGGCGCTTGGTGGTGGAGGGACCAAGGTCGAAGCCACGTTCGTCGATCAGTGCCATCCGCTTCGCGATCGTCTCGACCAGGTCTGCGTCGGCACTGTTCAGCAGGCGGACGATCTTGGTCGCTAGGCCTTTGCTGTATTTTTCAGAATGAAGCGCGTGCCGGATAGCCTCGTCGCGCAGGATCGTGTTGGCGGACATGCCAATATTTATTGAAAGGGAGAGGCTGGCGAGCGCTCAAACCGGCCAGCCCCTCCCCGTCAGATTGCCATGGCGTCCGTGGGCGGACGATCGGCGACATCCTGTTCGATACGATCCCGTTCATCCTCGAAAGAGAGGGAGTCCGGGACAATCTCACCCTGCTTCAGGGTGGCGAAAAATGTTTCGGCCGACATGCGGCCAGCCTGAACGACCGACAGGAGAGCGGTGATGTCCTGCGCGCTCATTGGAATAGGCAGATAGTCGGTATTGAGGCGGTAGGAGATCGCCGGGAGACTGATCCATTCGAGCGCTCGATTGACCTGGCGTTCGATATGGGCGCTGACCCGGTTGGCCAGGGCGGCGAGGCTGGAATTTTCCGAGGCCCGACGGATCGCATGGGTTTCGGCCGCTTCAGCAGCAGCCTTCTCCGTCGCGAGGGCGCGGGCGCCGACCTGGGCCATTTGGCTGGCGATGTCCTGGCACTGATCACGAAGTGCATCGACACCGGCGCCGGAATGCTCGCTGATCCCGACCTTTGCCTGCGGATCGTCCAAGACCCAGACCTGATCGGCGCGGACGACAAACTGCGGCTGAACAACGTTCCCGCTGTCATCCTTGGCGGAATAGCCGGTCACGAAACGGATCGGGTGACCAATGCAACGCAGAACGTTCGAGAGGTCAGCGCTGGCGAGGTAATGCGACAGATTGAGGATCACGAGATCGTCGAGCGGAGCCTTCGGCGGCTCAACGCAACCGGCCTTCGTGGAGACGATCGCAAAGGGGATTTCGGACAGAGTGGCGCCGCCCTTGGTCGGGGTGATCGTTGCGTCAGCGATCCATTGGCCGCCCTCTGACTTACGGTGCATGATGACCTGGTAAACGCCATCGGCGACGACAAGCTCGCGCACGGTGTTTTCATCATCCAGCAATCGGACGCGCACCAGGGCGAAACGGTTATTGATGATCCCCTGTTCGACTTCCAGGACGCTTTCGGCGCGATACACGCTCAAGAAAGGACGCTGGCCAGCCTGAATGGCAGTGGCGGCGCTTAGACCGGCCTTCGACGGCGGCGTATCGACCAGGAGGCCGGTGAAATTCGTGATCAGCGTTTCGGCGAGAAGCTCGCGCGCCAGGTCTTCCAATCCATATCGGGGCGTGATCGTCGCGAGAATGTCGGCAACACTATCGTCGGCAACGATCGACGCGTCTTTACGGAAAACCAGACCGATATGGTTTTCCAGGGTTCGCTGGGTGGCAGGATAGAAGACCACGCGGGACTGATACGTTGAATATTCGCGGTCATCCTGGCCTTCATAGACCCGTGGCAGATATGCGGTTTTGGCGGCGCGAATGGCGTCCTGGCCAGCGACCGCGTCACGGTTACGCTTCCAGCGAGTAAGGTGGCAGGCAATCTCAGGCGATGGCGATGCGATGTCATTATCGAGCATCGCATATTTAGCTGATCCACTTCACCAGCGCTGTCGCAAGGCCTCCCGTCCCCGCAACGGTGATCATAGCCAGGAAGACGGGGCGGTAAGCCACCAGGAGCGCACTCTTAGGACACCCTGCTTCCAGGAATTTCTGAACCTGCTGGGTCGTAGGATCGGGTCGGGATCGTCGCTGCATACACTTCTTCGTCGAAAACGAAATGAAGTGCAGCGAGAGTTTTGCTCATCCCTTCGGGTATGGGATCACATATTTTGAATCGACGCAAGGGGGGTGCATTTGGATAGGCACAGCTTTCAAAGCCCACCGGGAATAAGCCAATATTTTTATTAGATAATATCAACCAGTTAAGCTGGTTGACGTTCGACAAGCCGAGTCCTCGAATCGTCGAAAAGAGCGAAAATCAGTCGATCATGTCCAGGAAGAGGTCGTCCAACATGAACCAGTCCATGATCCCCGCCTTGCACATCACCAGAATCCGCCCAACTTCACGCTCGAACCGCCCCTCGACGGCGCCGGAGCTTCAGCGAGTTCAGATATCGCCCAGACCAAAGCGTCGAGCCTATCCGGCGAACCGGACTTGCGGCGGTCAAAGCTGGAGTGGAATGCAAACATCTGCCGCTCCAGCGTCGCGAATTCGCCGACATGATGGACCCGGCCCTCTGCATATAGCGCCGACACTGGCTCCGCGCGTATCACCTTGCCACGACTGGCATGGACCAGCTTGACCGGCAGGTTGCGACCAGCGTGGCGGATAGTCTCTGTGACCATCTCACCGCCCTGATTTTTCTCCGCGACGATCATGTGGGCGCCATAGTCGTGATACGCCTGCGCCACTGCTGCGGCCCACTCCTTGGGTGAACCTTTCAGCGAGTGATCCGCCAGGACGTAGAAATGGCCGTCAGCCCCCTCCCCGACTACGACAATCCCGGTTTCGTCCGAACCTTCATGAGAGGAAACCGCCGGATCGACCGCGACGATGATCCTGCGGAGATCATAGGGGGCAGCAGTGACACGGTGCTGGTTGACGTTCGAGGGGCGAAAGAGTGAATATTCCCGCTCGTCTCGCCAATACCCCTCGACGAAACGCTGGATATCGGCGTCAGAGCCGTCACGCAGACCCTCCAGGTAGGATGCGGGAACATGGGTGGCATCCGTGGCCAGATTGACCTGCAACGAGGTCCAATCATCCAGGTCGTTCAGGGGGAGATTTCGAGCCGGATTGATCCCCTCGATCCAGCAACGATAGGTGAAATGCGTCTTGAGGTCCGGGTTGCAATCCACGAACATCAATGGGCGCATCGTCCTCCCACTGGAGGTCTGCGCCATGCCGGACAGGCGGGTCTTGATCGTGGTGAAATCGCTGTAGTCGAACTGCGTGGCTTCATTCAGCCAGATGGTTTCGTATTCGGCACCGAGGATGCGATCCCGGTTGTTTTCATCGTAGCCGTTGAAGGAGATCACGGCGCCGTTGGCGAACTCGACCGTCATGTCGGTCTTGTTGATCGTGACGTTCGCGCGATTCTTCAGGAAGCCAGGATATGCGAGATCGAAATACTTCGGCAGAGTGACATTGAAGAGCGTGTCGCGGATTTCAACGGCATGACGGCGGAAGATACCATGGCGCGATCCGGGCGCGTTCATTGCCCGCTTGGCGATGATGTCGATAATGCCGAATGATTTACCGCTTCGGCCGCCGCCGTAATACAGAATATTGGTCGCCCTGGTGCTTTTGACCAGGTCGAACATTTGTTGCTGGGCCGGATTAGGCTGAAATTGATACTGAACTTTTGAAGTGGTCACCTATGATTTATCATCACGGTGACGATCAGCGGCCGAACGATGCTCCAGCCATTCGCAAGCGTTTCAGGAGGTCTCGCCCTTTGTCCGGCCACGATCCGACCAGGTGGAGCAGGAGATGAAATTCATCGCCGGACATGGCTCCTTTCGCGCGGTTCGCGGCAGGACTGGCGAGGCACAAATTCGAGAGGGAATGGTCGCCTCCACGGTCCAGGGGCGTGATGTGATCGACATGAAGATCGGCGATGTCGAGAAGCTCGCCGGTGTAGCTGCAATGCGGTGGCTGGGCGCGGAGCCATGTTTCCAACTCATCGGTGCTGGGCCTGGGTAGGTCGGGCGCTCGACGGCCCATGGATGACCGTAGGTTTGACGCTCTATAGCGGTAGGGGTTGGCCTTGGCGGCGAGGGTAGCGGGAGATGGTGTTTTCTTGCGGCTCACTGGCTATTTAGAGCTAGCAGTTTCCCAAGGTGGGAAAACAGTTTGCTTCCCACCCTGGGAAATGGTAGATAATCGGCATGCGGATCATAGCCCGAAAGAACATCGTCGAATATGCAGCCAAGCATCCCACGACGCGTCCGGCCTTGATCCACTGGCTGTCTATCGCCGAGCCTGCCGAATGGTCCTGCACCAACGATGTTATCGCGGACTTCAGCAAGGCGAAGGCGATAAACGGCGAGCGTGTCCGCTTCGAAATATCGGGTGGTGACTATCGACTAATCGTCGCCTTCCAGTTTCGACGGAAGATCGCTTTCGTTAAATTCATCGGCACTCACGCCGAATATGACCGGATTGATGCGGCAACAGTCGATCAGTTCTGAGTGGAGGAAGAAATGGATATCAAACCGATCCGCAGCGATGCGGACCACCGCGCTGCGGTCGATGAAATCCGCGCGCTTTGGGATGCAGCACCGGACAGCCCAGAGGAAGATCGCCTGGACATTCTGGCGACCCTGGTGGACGAATATGAACGCAAGCGCTGGCCCATCGACAAGCTCGATCCTGTCGAGGCTATCGAGGCAGCTATGCAATCGGAAGGCCATACGCGCGCTGATCTCGCCGCCCTGGTTGGCCAGAACCGCGCCACTGAAATCCTCTCGCGCAAGAGGGCGCTGACATTGCCCATGATACGGGCGATTTCAGCCGCCTGGCACGTCCCTACAGAGGTTCTGGTGCGCGAATATCAGCTTGCCAATTGAGGCTCTGAGAGAGGCTTAAAGCGGCCCTGAGAGGGCATTGTGGGGCGGCTATTATGGCCGCCCTTTTTATGCAGACGATCGAGCGATCAAACTACTGACAGCCGCTGCGGTCCACTGTTTTCCGCGCGGAGTGGTGACACCGTGGTGGTCGAGATATGACGCGATCTGGCGCAGGCTCGTATGGCCTGCCGCCTTGGCTTCCTCGACATAATGCATGACTTTTGCGGCTCGCTCATCAGCCGCCCTGGAGCGGTTCTTAGCGGACAATGCAGCGCCTTTCTGCGCGGGGATGACGTTACCCCTATCGCCGCCCAGCTTGACCCCACGGGCCTTCGCAGCCGCCAGGGCGGCCTTTGTTCGACGCGATATCTGTTCAGCTTCCCATTCGGCGATTATCGCCATGATCCCGATCATCATTTTGTCCGCGAATGGCATATCCGCGAATATGATCTTCACGGGGGATTTCTGAAGGGTCAGCAGGAAGACGGCATCGCGAGAAAGTCGGTCCAGCTTTGCGACCACCAGGGTGGCGCCGGTCAGTTCACAATGACGAAGGGCTTTCGCGAGTTCTTCTCGCTCGACATTCCTGCCAGACTCGATCTCCGTGAATTCGGCGGATAGCTCCCACGCCCCGCCATTGAGATAGTCGGCCACCGCTTTTTGCTGTGCTTCCAGGCCCAGGCCCGATCGCCCCTGTTTTTGCGTCGATACGCGATAATATGCGCAGAACTTTCCTTCAGCCATTCTTGTATTTTTACCTTCATCGTTCGATGATGTTATTTATACAGAATGCGCGACCAGGTGTCGATTTGATTTGATCGCCGGATCGTCAGCAGAAAGTGTCAGCGTCGCCAGGCATGACATATGAGATCGCGGCAATGTCGATTTGCTGTCTCTCCCCAAACTCCGCCCTATTTCGCTGGGCAATGTTCGCATTAATCGCTTTGATCAACAGTTCATCCCGGCGCGGATCACCAGTGCTGAACTCGCCACCGGCTGCGATATTCATGCGCATGTCCGCCAGCGTTCTCTGACCCACAGCCTGGGCCTGCTTGATACGATTATCCAGGTCAACGTCGGCCTGGCACCAGTTCCACACGGTCGAAGACGATGGCATCCGTGGATCGGTCGTGATGCTCGTCATTGTCTCCCCGCCCATCAGGCGCTCGACCATCTCGTCAACCATCTCGACCGTGCGGATCGAGGATGATCCCGGCTTCAACGACGCGATCTGTCGCAGGCGGGCGCCCAGGTCTTGGATCGCCGTCTTCCCCATGCTCGCGAGCTTGATTGGGTTATCGCCATGCACTTCGAGGACGGTCAGGGCGCCGGTCAGAGGGGCTTTGGGAGTATCGTCTTCCATATGTGTATTTAGGTCCGAACCGGCCCTATTGCTGCCAAATCTGGCCAAGGAGAACTTTTCCGAAACGATCTTTGTTCATGTTTTGGACTCCTGTATTAGGACAGAATGAATCGGGACGACCACCGCAGATATGAACGCAACCAGGCTGACGATCTGCACAAGGTCGTCGCCGGAGGCTTTGCCATTCGTATCGGCTGTAAGCGGTGCAAAACGGAGCGGATAATCGAGGCCAAGCCGTTGCTCGCGTTGTTCGTCGCTCGCCGTTGGGAAACCAATCTGATCGCAGCCTCGAACCGGCTGCGCTGCCGGTCGTGCGGGGCGAAATGGGGATGGATGGAGGCACACATCGGCGGCGCCGACAGCCCATCGATCGGCCCGACAACCGACGAAGAATATAAGCGACTTCTCGCCAGGCTGCGCCGGTGACAATCTAGCACGATGCTGCTACCTACCCGGCGCGACCCGCCCTGGAGACGTTCCAGGAGCATTATGGCTCCGATCATCAACGATGGTCGGGGCCATTTTTGTTTCCGACATCACAAACAGCTAAACCACATCAAACAAATCACTCAAGTTAGACACTACAAACGGATCAGGTGGTTCGCGCATTTTAGACTATCCATCTTTATGATATCATTCACCTTTTCCACGCATCCCGTTTCGATTATTCACCCGCGCCATGACAGACGAATCACAAATGGTATACAGACCAAGACTGACCGCTAAGACCTGCCTGGTTTTTGATGCGATCACTCGTCGAGCGCAGACGGGTGGCGCGCCTGTGCTGTGGTTGATCGACGAGTTCGGTGGTGACTATTCTCGATCGGAAATCAACAACGCGATCACTGCACTGCTGAAGGCCCGCGTGATCCGCAGGTCGAGGGAAGAGCCTTATCGATATTCCCCGCAGGAAACGATGGGCATGACCAGCGCAGAGCGACAGTGGGTCCGCGAAGCTCAACTCGCGCTGCGCGAGATGACAGGCGCTGATGAATACCAGTCGGCGGCGAACCCCGAAGTGGCGCGACATGTCGCGCGCCAGGAGGCGAGGCGGAAATTGAAAACGTCGGCGGGCGGAAAGGCCAAATAGACCAGCCAGGACCGAACGGATCGTCTCACCGGCGCCCGCTGCGCTCGATCGTATCACCCCACCCTCCTTTTCGACGATATTAAAGATTCGTGGATTTACAGTCGGTTGAAGGCTATTCTCGCCACACAACAACCGAAAATTTCCATGAATATCCCCGTTTTGAATTTCTCTGCAGGGCCGCTGCGTATCGGCACCGGGTCAGACTTCTCTCGCACGATCTTCAGCATGCCGTTCATCCCGTCAGGCGATTGGATGGGCGTTCACGTCGAGAGTTCAGAGGATCGCGGGCGGATATGCTATCGCATCCACCACGATCGATGGACGTTCGACCAGACCCTTCTGCGCGATCCCAGGCGGACACGTCGCGTCATCGGCCCTGGCCTGGTCGGGAGGGTCACATCGGCCTGCGCATGGCTGACCGAGATGGATCAATTCCACCATGACGGCAATCGTGCCCCCGACGATTGGACCACCGGCATCGCGCATGAACACTGGAGCCGGTTTCGCGGGGATCACGGTGACTGCGCCGTCGCTCGCGTGGCCTGCCGATCAACCGAAGATTTCCACCGGATGCGAGAGATCGCCCGCGACCTGGACGGCCGCGCGACCGTCTACCGCTTCAAGAACGCCGTCGAGATCATCGGGACCGTGGAGGACGTGGCCCTGGTGAAATTCGCAGCATGATCGGCTCCGCGCGCCTTCAGAAGCCCGACATAGGCGCCCCTTGGGCAAGAGTTAGCCCTCCGGGCAAGAGTTGGGCAAGAGTTTGAACCAACTCTTGCCCGAATAATCCCTTGATTTTATTATGCTTTTTACCATTTGGGCAAGAGTTTAAGAGTTTTTCTAAAATGGTATATAGAAATAATAAAATATTTTCAAGAAAAAGTGACATTTCCACCTATAGGAATTCATCAAAACTCTTAAACTCTTGCCCGAGAGGGGTCTTCTGTAGCTGTAAACCGCAGAACTCCGCCATTTTTTGAGGGCAAGAGTCGGGCAAGAGTTTGAACCAACTCTTGCCCGAACCATGATATCTTGCCCGATTGGGCATAACTCTTGCCCGAACCAGGCGGAACTTTTGCCCGATCATGGCAATTGTCGAATTTCGAAATTAAATATCGACATAATAAATCGAACATTGGTATAAATAAGAATGTCCCGTGTCGCAGCGTGGCGTCAACATTCTCGCCATGTCGTTACACGGATACTCCGCCGACGATAAAGAATATTTGACCGTCCAGAGACTGCGACCTCTGGGCGGTCATTCTTTATCTGGAGTATATCGACTATGAACATGAATACCGTGGCGGTGCGGCCCACCGTCTCTTCTAACGACGATCTGTTCGCTTCACTGCACAATCGCGAGGCCATGCTGGACGCTGGCTTCTCCATCCTTCCCCTCACGGACACCCGGAAAAATCCTGCCGGAAAGTGGATGCACTGGCAGACCCGCCGCCCCACGATGGACGATGTCATCGCGTGGATGTCCGGCGATGATGGTGTGCCATATTCGGCCCAGAACACCGGCATCGTCACCGGCGCCATTTCCGGGATTGTCGTCCTCGACCTGGACAACCCCCAGGCGATCCGTTTCGCCGCGAGGATGGGCCTCCCCCGCACCCCGATGGCCTCGACACCGCGCGGTCGCCACGTCTTTTTCCGCCACCCTGGTCAGCACACCCCCAACGCGGTCGATATCTTCTCGAACCGTCGAGAAGCCCGTCGCTTCGCCCCCGAGGGTTTCGACATCCGTGGCGACGGCGGTTTCGTCGTCGGCGCTGGCAGCTACTATATCCCCACCCAGGATGAACTCGAAGACGGCAAGGTCGAAGGACCATATCAGTGGATCGTCCGCCCTGAAGATGCGCCGCTCGCCGACCTCCCCGCCTGGGTGCTGGCGGTCTATAACTACCGCCATGTCGATCCGGACGCACCGATCATGAAGCCGATGATCGCCGCGAAGCCGAAGGAAAACCTCTCCCCTGCCGACGAGAAGCGCAACGCAGCCTACGTCGCTGCGATCGTGAAGCGCGTGGAAGACGAGATCATCTTCGCCCTGGATGGCACACAGAACGACACGATCCTGACGTGCGCGAAGTCGCTGGGCCGCCTGGTCGGTGGCGACCTTATGACCCGCTGGGAAGCAGAAGCCATTCTGGACGCTGCCGCCTCGATCGGCGGTCATCCGCGCCACCGCGCCAAGCCGACCATCAAGAATGGCCTCGACTATGGCCTGCGTGATCCCCTCTATGGCCCGCCCGACGATCCCGATAAGCCGGTGAAGCGCCGTATCAACCTTGCCGCAGCCATGAAGGCCGCGAAGAAGGGAGGTGCGCGTAAGTGAGCAACATTACCCCCATCACCGCCGCCCAGACCGGCCAGTCTGAAGCCGACCGCCTCCAGGCCAGCCTTGACCTGATCAACAGCAAGATTGCCGACCTTGCGGCTGACGTTTCCCCTGAAGCGCTCGACACTGAGAAGGTGCTGCTCGCCCGTGCCGAACATGTTCGCAAGGCTTTGAAGGACGCCCGTCGCCGCGAGCGCGATGACATCGATGATATCGACCCCGACGATGCCAGTGCCGCGATCGAAGAGGTAAAGGCCCAGATGCGCGCATGGCTGCTCGAATATGACGCCCATTTCGTCGCCGCCCAGAATCATTACGCCCTGTTCAACCGCAGGACGCAGACCTGGGAGCATATCACTCCCGCCGCCCTGCCCTCCTATTTCCCGCTCTTGAAGGAGCGTCATGCGCCGACCCTCTTCGCGGAGGTCATGCAGGAGGACGGCCGGAATTTCCTCAGTGAGACATACAGCTTCCGGAAGGTCGATCCCACGGTTCTGAATAAACTCCGGTTCAACTTCCTCCAGCCTCAATCGGGCCAGCATCATTGGATTTTCGACACACTGATCCGCAGCCTGTGCGGCGGGAAGCAGGAGAACATCGACCATTTGGAGCGCTTGATCTTGGCGAAATACCATCGACCGGAACAGACCAACCTCCCGGCCGTAGTCTTCATGGACAGGGAGGGTGGAACCGGCAAAGGCCTGCTGGGTATGGTCCTCGCTAAGATTTTCGGCGACGGGCTGGTCCGCGCCAACGTGCCGATGTCAGAAGTCACCGGCAACTTCACATCGTTCATCACCGGCTCCGCTGTTGTGATGATCAATGAAGCCCTCGCTGAGAAAACGGACTTCGACAAGCTCAAGGCGATCATCGGATCGGCCCGGATCGTGTCTAACGCGAAATTCAAGGCGCCGTATGAAGTCGATAACACCCCGCTTTATTTCATCAGCGGCAACAGCGGCACCCGCGTCGTCCACATCACCGGCACCGCGCAAGATCGTCGCTGGTCGGTGATCCGTGCGACGCTCGAATTCACGTCTTGGCTCGCGTTGGACCTTGAGACGCACATGGATTTGCGGATGACCACCAAAGAGGCCGATTTGTGGGCGCGCGACAATCTCGACGATATCCTCCATGACGCAGATGAAATCGCGAAGTGGTTGGGATCGCTGATCGCCCGCCATGGTCGGGTCAGCACGGTCGCGCCGCTGCGTGGGGAGGATTACCAGCACGTGCTGGCCAATACCCGGCCGCCGCACGAGCGTGTTTTCGCGAAGGTGTTTGGCGAGGATTTCCAGGCGATCAAGAAATCGACTCTCCATGCATTCTACCTTCACGCTGCCACGTCAGAAAACCACATCCGGAAGCTGGGCCGGACTGGGTTCTATGACGAGGCCGCGACGTGGGTTCGTAAAAACCGCCCTGACATCGAAGAGGCGACCGTGAAGGTCGGCGGATCGACCATGACCGTGTTCCGCGTCCAGGGCCACCAGGGAGGACCGGATGAAGACCAGTATGTCATCCATGACTTCGCCACAAAGCGCCCGACCTGGCTGATCGAACTCGACTGATGAAAAAACGCTCCAGGGAAATGTCGAACCCTGGAGCGTTGAAATAGTTTGAAGGAGTAGGACGCGAGGCGAGCGACAATGGAGAAACACAGCCTCGCGTCCCAATGTATTTATCATACCACCCCTCCAATGATGCGCCTATAAAAAACGCGAAAAAACGGCCTTATTCGGCCTATTTCGGAACTGATGTCTAAGTAAGAGTGAGAAACACACTTGGAGCTATTATGTCCGACTACCAGATGCGCGCTATCTTGCGCCGCCACTACCCCAACCTCGACGCCGAGACTTACGCAGAAATTCAACGCCTTCGATGGATCATCCTGGGCGCCGATGAAGCCGCCAGCCTTCAGATGGAAGAAGCCTTCCTCTAAAAATATCGCCAAATTTCTTGATCTACAGTATTATCATGATGGGGACGGTCATAGTGACGAACCCAACAAAATGGAGCAACATGCACGCACTACACTTGAACGAATATTTCAGTGAAACGGTTTATCTCACCGATGAAGACCTCCTGGACATCGACGACAGCCCGACCGATCTCGACCTTTTCTTCGGCCCGCACCTGCTCTTTCATCTCGCCGATGGTGGCGCGATCCTTCAACATCGCCGCCCTGCCGTAACCGATTTCATCGCCGCCAGTGACGCTCGCGCAGAAGCCCAGAACGAATGGGAAGCTGCGAAGCAGGCCTTGAGCGAGACGGTCGCCACCCACATTGTGGCCCACTACGCGGGAGGTGCCGCAGCATGAGTGCCGCAGCAACCGCAACCGCAACCCAAGCAGCCATGGCCGCCTATTCCGCATCGTTCCGCGCCGCCCAGACCGCGATGAGCGTCGCCCCCGCCGCCATGGGCGTCGCCCCTGTTGCCACAGGTATCGCCCCGGTCGCTGGGACCATCCACTCTACGGACATCATGGAACTGGTCCGCCTGGAGACAGAAGTCGAACAAGCGCGCTTCGACCGCCTGTCCGCATCACCGATGGCGCATCCCATCATCCCGCCGATCGCGGCCGACATCGCTGCTCGCCGTGCATGGGCGGATGATATGAACCTCCCTAACGAACTGAAATTCAGCCGCCACCTCCCATTCCTGGTTTTCGAGACGCTGGAGGGTTCCGCGCTTTATCGTCTGCGCTGGGGTGCCCCATCGTGACCGTCATCGACCTCCCCCTGCACCGTTTCACCGGCCGGGTGAACATTTCTCCGGCCGGTCAAACCGGACGATCTGTGCATGTGATTGTCCGTGTCGATCGCACCGACATTCTTAACGCTGATGATGTTTCCGAATGGCTCCAGGAAAACGTCCTGGGCGGCGGTGAAGCGGAGATCGTGCGATCGGGAAAAGTGGTGCGTTTCCGTTTTCAGGACGATGCGGACGCGGCGCTGTTCAAAATGCGCTGGTGCTGA